CCTCCAGCGTGCGGAGGCGGGCCTCATGGTCGGCGAGGTCTTGGCCGTGGGCGCGCAGGTCTGCGCCGTGCTGCGCCAGCACCACGTCTACCTTGGCTTCCAAGCGGGTAAGCGCGATCAGCAGGTCAGTGGACGCCAGCCCGGCAACGTTGGGGTCCGGGGTGGTGTTGTGGGTGTCAAGCATTAAATAACCTCCTCCCAGCCATAGACGCCGGGTGCCCAGACGTTGGCGGCCGCGGTGGACCGCCACGTCTTGCCGCCGTAGGTGACGCGGTCGCCGGTCGCATAGGCGTCATGCGCCCCGGTGGGCTGGACCCATGCGGGCGGTCCGGCGTTGGGGTCCGGGATTTCGCGCCAGCCGCTCACGCCGGGAGTCCAGACGTTGGCGGTGGACAGCGAGACCCACCGCTTGCCGCCGTAGGCGACTTCGGCCCCGGCCGGGTAGGCGTCATGTGCGCCGGTTGGCTGCGCCCAGTCGCTGCCGGGGGTGCGGCCGCTGGCCCGTTGGACCCCGGCCAGTATTTGATTGATTTGGTCGTCCGCGCTGGCCAGAATCAGGCGGTTGTCCTTTTCGGTGGCCACCTGCGCGGCCAGTTCGTCAAGCTCGGCCATGGTGTAGCCGGATAGGTCTAGGGTCATGGGTCAGTCCGCCTGCGGGTACTGGATGGAAAACGGCAGCCACGTATCTGTCCCGGCGACGGCCGGGCCGTAGCGGCCCCAACGCAGCTCATTGGCCCCGTTGATTTCGCAGCCCCACGCGTTATTGCTGGACCCTTGGCAGCGCCACGCCTTGATAACGGAGTTATCCGGGTATGCCCAGCTGGGCAGCTGCGCGATGCGGCCGGACGTGCCGGACAGCCAGCGCATGGCACCGGCCAAAAAGACGATGCCGCCCACGACGCAACCGCGTATGGGGGTGCCGGGGTTGTAAAGCTCCACGGTGGAGTCCCAGCCGGTTATGGTGGTCCATGGCACGGTCTTGGACCCGCCAATGGTCCGTTTCCACGGATACCAACCGTTGGCCCAGTAGTACGAACGGGTCCAGACCTCGGAATTGTTGTAGGTCGTATACCGTTGATAGATATACGGGTTGCCGCTCGTGACGTGCGTCACGTTGAAAACCTCCAGCAGCCCCGCGGTGGCTTCGGGGTAGTTGCGCGAGGTGGAGGCCTCGGCATTCTGCGCTTGGTGGTAGGTCCGGGAGTCGGTGAGGTTGTTTAGGTTTTCCGTGTTGCCCAGCTCGATAACTGGGGTGTACACGCTCACGCGCCCAACGATGATTAGCTGCCGGTTGTGAATCTGGACCAACACGCGGTCAAGGTCGCCCACTGGACAGGTGACAATGGGGGTTACATTGGTCGCCGCCGCGTCGCCGTCCAATTGCACGCGCAGCGGGTTGGTGCCGGTCACCACGCCGAACCGGAAAACGTCGGTGGGCTGCGCGGGCTGCGGGATCAGGAACTCAAGGTTGTTCACAGTGTCACTCCTCGAAGCGTCGTCTTGACCAGCGCGCCTACGGCGGTGGAAATGCTCATGGATTGGACCACCGCGGCCGTCGTGATGCCCTCGGCGTCGCGGGTGAACCGTACGGCGTCGTTTAGCTCCAGCGGGATATTGGCGTGGGAGATTTCAAACGTGGACGTCACGGCGGACAGCTCGGCCAAGCGGCGTTGCGCGAGGCTGTTTAGCACGGCTTGGCTCGTGGCCTCGACTTCGGTTTCCACGGTCACAATCCAGCGGCCGCGGTTGTTGTAGCTGTAGGGGCTGGCCGGGTCCTCGTTGCGGGCCTCGGCGGTCAGCGCGGCGGTGTCGCCGTTGGACGTGGACACTTGCACGACCCGGTTAGGGACGTTGAAATTGTCCTCGTCCAACTTGAACGCCGGAGAGTAGATGCTGTTCTCATCGTCGGCAAAGGTCCATGCGATGCCACGGCCGCCGGGGGCGGCGTACGGGGTGCCCTGAAAGACGCCCCGGCCGTCGGCCCACAGGGAAAAGTAGTTGATGGATTTCAACAGGTCGTTGATTATCTGGAGCTTGGACGTGCCCGCCTCCCAGACCATGGCCGTCTTGACGGTCTCGGTGCTATCGGTGACGGCGTCGCGGACCTCGCCGATGCCTCGCAGAATGTCGCGTATCACGGTGGTGACCACGGCCCCAACCGGGACGGAATAGGTGCCGTCCGTCTTGTCTTGGTCCAGAATCAGCAGCCTGTCGTAAAGCTCGATAGACCGGATGCCCCCGGGCGCGGAATAGTCCACGCTCGGGGACGCCGGGAGATAGACGCCAATGGGCCAGCTCACCGTCTGGCCCCCGGCCGTGACGGTATGCCACGGCTGGATGCGCACGCGCAGCCAATCAACGCCGGTAGCGACGCAGGTAATGGACCCGCTGGACCGGATGGTGGCGGCCACCGAAAAGTCGAAAGACCCCTCGGTGACGCCGTCCAACTCGCCGATTTTTTGGTCGGTCAGGTCCAGCACGTCGAACCGCCACGACTCGGAGCGGGACATGGTTAGGGCGTGCGCCTCGGCGTCCTCAAGTGGGATCATGCGGCCTGCCCTCCTCGGGTCAGCTCAGAAGTGGACGCGTTCGGGGTGCCGGTCCAACGTGGATTCAGGACCGCGTCGCCCTCCCATGTGTCGCCGTCGAAGTAGGTTGCCGGGCCGGTGTCCTCGGCGGTGGTCCCTAATTCGACACAAAGCCCGTCAAGGCCCCATTCCGTGCCGGTCACAATGGTGGTTCCCGTTGCAGAGTCCACGGCATAGACCAGTACGTTTAGGTACTGCGTAGTTGCCGGGATGACGGCCTCCACGGTTAGGGTTGTCCATGTCGAAGCGGCTACCCCCGTGGTCATTGCGCCATAGGTGATAGTCCCGGTGGTCGGTAGGTCGCGATACCCAAGGCGGGCGCGTAGGTAGCCGGACCCCGCAAGGTTGCGGGCCATGATGGTTGCGCGGACGTAGGTGTATCCCGTTGGGATATAGACCGACTGCCCGGCGTATTGGAACGACCCGCCCGTCCCCGTGTAGGTAGCGTGCAAGAACGTGGTGCCGACCGCCGGGTCGGTGGTGTCTATCGTCGTTGTGACGCCGGAGCCATAGAACTGATTGGTCACGTCGGCAAAACTCGGGTTAGCCGCCCAGTTGGTCCGGTAGACCACCGGGTCAAAGACCATAGTTCCCGTGTTGGGCGCGTCTACCTGCGTCATTTTGAGCGAGACGTTTTCAAATCCGCCCATGGCGCGAGTGGAGGGGATGCCCTCCAGCGAGACGTAGGCGCGATCCAGCATGGGGGTGCGCAGGACCAGCGGGCCGGGAATGTCGGCCATGGCCTCCAGCGCGGCCAGTGTGGCGTCGTCGTCGCCAAACACCGATACCGACAGGTCAAAGACGCGGTTACGTCCTTCCCCGGCGGACTCCACAGGGTACTTGCGCCCGGCAAACTTGTTTAGGGCCTTGTCCCGGTTGAACGTGCGGGACAGCTGCGGGTTGTAGCGCACGCCTACGCGGGTGGCGAACGCGTCGCCGCCGTTCAGCAGGAACCAACCTTTCAGGGGCGGGGCCTCGAAAATGGTAGGGACCGACGCGGCGGCCGCCTCGATGGCGGTCACGGCGATGACCTTATAGACATTCTCGGAGCCAAGCGCCGGGATGTAGTCGGTAACGGTGCCGTTGGGCGGGATGCTGTCCGCGACTAGCTCGTAGGTCTGCCAATCGACGGACCGCCACAACTCGTTGTGGTCCACGGCTGCGCCCGTGCCGCCCGTCGGGTTGCCGATGGCAGCCACGACGGCCTGTTGCCCGTCGTCCCACGACAGGGACACGGTGGGCACGTCGGGCAGGGCGTAGGCCACGGTAAAGTCCTGCGTGGTCTCGGGGGACCATAGGCCGGTGCCGTCTTGAACCGACACGCCTAGGCGGTAGGTGCCGCCGTTGAGCAACAGGGTGGTCAGCGGCACGCTAGTGTCGGTACCCACGCCCGTCCGGGTCTCCAGCACCGCGCCGCCGCCCGCGGAATACAACTTGACTTTCCACTGGGCTTGGCCCGTGCCCTCCTCATCGTAGTAGGACCATTGGGCCGTAATACGCGAGGTGTCCACGGGGGTGACGTCGTCGGGGAAAACGACGCCCGCCTGCGGGGTGGCGCTGAGGGTCAGCGTCGCCATGGCGGACCATGGGGAATAGGCCGGGGCCGTGGCGTACTGGCCGTAGGTGCGGACCTGCCAGTCCATGATGGACCCGTTGGGCAGCGTGCCCGCGGCAAACGTCCGGGACTGCGTCGTGGACGTCGCGGAGACCGTCGTCCACGCCCCGCCGTTTAGCCGATATTGAAGGTCGTACTTTGTTTGGGCGGTGCCGTCAATTTCGTTGTGCTGCCACGAAAGGGTGATGGCCGCGGCGTCGGCGTCGCGGACGCCGGAGGTCGGCGACAGCTTGGTCGGGGCCGCCGGATTGGTCAGCAGCTGGATGGTGTTGGACGTGCCGGAGTACGCGGAATAGGTCGTCGGCGCGTCGTCCGCCGTGCCTGCCTGCGCCTTGAGGCGGTAGGCGTGGGTTTTGGTCGGGTCCGGGTTGTTGTGGGTGTAGGTGGTCGGTTGACCGGCCAGCACGGCCAGCGCGGAGCCGTCCCACACGCCGTTGGCAGCGTGCCAGACCTCCACGTTGGTGCCCTTGGTGGCATAGTTGGTCCATGTGAGGGTTACGTCGTTGGTGTACTTGGACGCCTTGGGGGTGCCCGGGGCTGCCGGGGTGGTGCTCCAGTAGCCCGTGTAGACGTAGCCGGAGGCCCCGGCGCTGTTCTTTGCCCGGACGCGCCAGCGATATTGGCGGTCGGCGCGCGTGCTTGTATTGGTGTAGCTGGTCGCGGAGCCGGACAGCGTGGCGATGGTGCCCCAGCTGTTGCCG